TACCATCCCGGCTGGCAGGGCACCAGCCGTGATCGACCACGTGTACGCGGCCGATCCTCCCTGCGCGGTGAGCTGGACTGGGGTGTAGGCTACCCCATTCGTTCCACCGGGCAGAGCCGCTGTCGTCACTGACAGGATTGCGTTCCACGCGACCCAGGCATCGGGCGTCACGAACACTGGCGCAGCGATCGGATACGGGAAGTACATCACGACTGCTGGACTTGAGACTGGACCCGTATCGTCATCTGTGCCGTACTCGAACGCGAGCCCTGCGCCTTGGCCGGCAGACTCGATGAACATGACCGAAGGCAACTTATTGTTGCCACGACTGTAGCTGCCTCCGACGACCACCCGCCCCTCATGCTTCTCGAAGGGCATGGTGATCTGACCAGGTGCGATTGACCCGGAGCCCACGACAGGTGCACCGATGGCGATCCCACCGGCGTCTGCCAGGAACTGGGCTTCCGTGCCGATCATCAGCTGCCATGTGTTGGCAGCCGTCTTGTGAAGATACAGGTACGCCGCAGCGGCCCCATACCCGGTCATCATCCCAAGACATCCGCTCAGGCCCGCTGCGCCTGCATACGGATTCGCTGCGATGGCCAACGAGCTTGAGGCCCTTCGGGTCCCAAGCACCGTCATCCCGTCACGAAAGCTGGTGGTGGGTCTCGTTGGCGTGACCGCGGTCCCGATGTTGCAACCGCCACCAGCGATCGACCCAGCCATCACTTGAGTCACGCCCCCGAATGAAGGCGTGATTCCATCTTGGAAGATGTAGAACTCGTTCCCGTCTGGTGCCTGCAAGCACAAGACCCCCTGTGTGTTCGGGAGGCTTATCAGCGCTACGAGGCTACGCACTCGTTCAGTGCCGTATGTGCTCACATCCCTTGGGTAGAGGGTAGTGTTTTGGATCATGTTGGCCTCCCTGTGGGGGCTTCAAAAATTGAAGCCGCCCGTTGCTAGGCCCCTTGTGACCCGTAGACGCCCCTCCACTCGCCGGCACCCACCGAGAAGCGCTGGAACGCCTTGAACTTCGCGTCGCCGGAGTCGAAGTCGTCGCCGTTCTGGAAGCGCTGAGCCATGCGCTCGAAGAAGTTCAGGTCGTGGTCGCCCTTCCCGGCCAGCAGGAACCAGCTGTCAGGGTCCACGATGTAGTGGCCGACCATGTAGTCGAGCCCCTCTTCGCGGATGGCGTTGATCTCGTTGTTCGAAGTGTACGGACGGAACTCCGAACCGAGGATCTCCCGTGCGGTCATCTTCAGCTGAGGCCCGCAGAGCAGGGTCTTGGCCTTGACGACGACTGGGATGTCCATCTCGTCCGTGAGGGACTCGAAGGAGATGATTGCGGCCTCCAGGCTCGTCGGCGACAGATCGGCGTCCGTCGATGCCCGGTTGCTCCCGGTCCCGCCGCCCAGCTTCGTGTGGGTCGCCGCGATCAGGGGCTCGTTCACGCCGAACTTAGGGAAGCCGTACTCGACGGTGAACGCGTTGTTGAGCATGTTGAAGAACGCGACCTCGCGGGCATTCCGGGCAGCCTTGGCGAGCTCCTTCGTGTTCTTCTTCATCACGTTGTAGAGATCGTCTTCCATCATCTCCAGGGTGACGCGGAAGCCGAGCCCGTACGTGAGGTGGGTGTAGCGCTTCTTGCCGCCCTGCCGGAAGTCCTGGTACGCGATCCCACGGCCTTCGGGCTTGACGGGCATGGACCCCAGGCCGCCCACTTCGAGGTCTTCCTCGTAGGCGCGCTTGGAGGTCTCGCTGTTGGCGATCTTGCTGTACTCGGGCGGGCGCTCGTCCATCGTCTGGAAGAACACCTTGCGGAGGCCCGGGGCCAGCAGGTACGAAAAGGCACCTGTTACGTTGACCATTTGCCCCTATCCTCCTACGCAGCCTTGCCCATCTGCGTTGCACTCTCGAGGAACTTCCCGCGGGCGTAGGACTGCCCGTTCGGGAGGGTCCCGATCTCCATGACCAGGAAGGTCCCCGCGGTCGTGCGATCTGCCGCCCACAGCGCGCCGGTCTTCTTGACCGTCACGAGCTTGGAGACGTCCGCCTGGACTGCGCCCGCCATCACGACTCCGAAGAGCGTGTCGTCGTTCGCGATCCACACGGTCACCTTCGAGTTTGCCACGCCCGTCGCGGGCATGGCTGCCACGCCGACTACGGACGCTGCTGGTGTTGCGGCTTCCTGCACGGTCCCCGCCGCTGCCAGCACGACTGGTGCTCCCGCCTCGAACGCCTGCGCCGCACTCTCCGGAAACGTCAGAGTGTGTGGCGAGTTGCCCGAGATCGTCATCTGCTGCTCGAGCTGTCTCATGTGTTCACCTCACTCCTTGTCCAGCTCCACGTCGTCGCGGGACACCGACCCCGAGTACCCGGCGACATCCCGGTGTTCCTCGTACGCGGTGTTCCCGACGGCATTCTTGAAGCTGGAGCTCACGCCCGTTGCGAGGGCGTCGATCTTCGCCTTGTTGCGTTTCCGGTACGCTTCGTGCAGTTCCTTCGGAATCCGCGCGAGTACCAGGTCCCCGACCTCGATGTTCCGCTCGACAGTCTCGCCACCTTTCAGGGGCGTGTTTTCACTGGCGAACGACTTCTCGGGTCCACCCGCCTTGACGACCTCGTAGCCGAGGAAATCCGTCTTGCGGGTCATGTTCAGCTTTTCCTTGCGAAGCCACCGGTAGTGGAAGTTCGGGTCCTTGTTCTCGACCTTGAGGGGGTCGAACACACCACCGGCGATCTTCTTGTCGATCTCGTCCTTCAAGAACTCGATCCCCATGTCAGGCCGCCTTTCCCTTCTTCGTTGACTTCGCGCGAACGCCACCCGGGGTCGACCAGCGATCCCAGTCGTCGTCGCTCATGTCGAACGCCTTCATGACCTCCTTCTCCTCGCGGGTCATCGCCTTCGGCCGATCCTTGTCGGGTTCGGCCGAGCTTGCGCCCTCGGGGCGGGAGCCACGCTCGCGTTCCTCTTTCTTCGCCTCCTCGATCTCGTCGTCGAGGTGCTGCGAACGAACGTACTTCAGCGCTGCCGTGTAGCTGCCAGGCTTCGCCTTGACATCGAGCGGCATGTCGCGCATGAAGTCGTCCACTTCCTTCTCGTACTTGTCGAACTGCTTGCCGTGCTTGGCGCGAGCGACTTCGCGCTCGGCCTCGGCACTCCGTCCGAAGTACTCCTGCAGGACAGGGCCGATCCGCATCGTCACCAGCTCGTTCATGGCGGCGACGGGATCTTCGTCGAACTTGTCCCGCATGTTCTTGACACGATCTTGGGCCTCTTTGGCCCCAGCATCGCCGGTTGCTGCTGCTCTCTGGATCTGGTCGAGAATCAGCTGGACTTGACCACGGGCCGCGGCAGCTTCCTGGAGGCTACGTTCCGTAGTCCCACGAAGCTCCTGATTTTCCTGCTCGAGTCGAGTGAGACGATCCTTGGACGGTGCTTCCTTCTCACTCTCCTCCGTTTCTTCCGTGGTATCCACCTTCTCTTCCTCGTCGCCTACTTGCATCTTCATCTTCCTTTTGCCGGGCCTCTTCGAGGTTATCCAGCAGTTTGTCGCCGAACTCGATGAACACGTTCAGCGCGTTGAATTCGCCTCGGATTTCAAGAAACTGCCCCCAATCACTGCATCCCGCCATTCGGAGGAGGCATCCCTGGCGGGCCTCCAGGAGGTGCTCCCACAGGAGCACCCACTCCGGGTCCGTTCGGATTTTGTTGAGGGCCTCCTGCAGGTCCTCCCGGTTGCTGGGGATTGGCGGCACTGTCAGCCTCCAGTTGGTCTGCCAGGCTCGGCGGCAACAGCGTGTCGACGGCCCGGATTTCGAACGTCTGTACGATCATCTTCATCAGGTAGCGAGCCCCGTCGGCCATTTCCGCGACCATCTTTTGGACTGGGGGCGGCGTATCGGGGTTCGTGGCTACCGACGTCATCTGCAACACTTGCTGGTAGTACTGCGTCAGGGTGCCCATCATCGAGAGCAGGCCCTGTTTCTCGATCTCGCGGTTGATCGTGGCGGTACTCGCCGTGAGCTCCATGCCGATGCCGTCGGCAACGAACTCCTCAGGAAGGTCCAGAACCTTCTCGATGAGTTCGCCATCTGAGCCCTTGACGAAGTACGCCATGCCTTTGGGCCGGAACTGGCAATTCAAGAGCAAGAGCTTCTTGCCCACGCCACCGAGGCAGTCGCGGACGTCGCGGACATTCAAGTCGAATCGTCGGTTGCCTTCTTGGATGAGCGCGAGCGTGCCCGTCG